TTGACTTGACTTCCTCACTTCTGGTCTTCCTTCTCTTGGTTGCGCTTGGGCAGCGGCAGCCAGCCGATGCACCAGTTGTGGTTCCACGTCCCCGTGGTGCAGATGCCGCCCGTGGTGAGCAGCAGCAGCTTCGTGTTCTCCGGCGCCTTGGGGTCGCCAGCGTGGGGGTAAAAGAATTCCTGCCCCCCGGCGAGGTAGCGTTGTTCGGTCATGGTTTCCTTCTGTAGTTAGCCCAAAGTAACATCAGTGACCACCAGCCTGAGCTAGTAAGCCAAACGAGGAAGCACATTGCAACTAATAGCGCGATGTTCTCCACAATAGCCCAACCGTAGTCGGTCATAGCTTCACCTTTCGTTTGTGGGCACGCATGAAGTAGCTGACGTTGTCGCCATACGGCGCTTGGAACGTCCAGCACCAAAAGCACTTGCGAAATTTACGTTGCTTCATGTGTTCCCCCGAACAATCTGTGTAAAACTTTCAATCCAGAACGCAGCAGGTTTGTTCTGTAGTATGGGGTTGCTTACCACTGGGGCTAGCTCCGCTATCGACCGCTCAAGACGCGCACGCTCGTCGGCACGGATGAGGTCGGCGAATGTTTTAATGCCAACATCATTCATCTCAATGGTTTCACCACTCCAATAGCCACACTTTTTTGCCAGTTCAATGTCTCGTTCGTTCATTGGTGTCCCCCTTCAGGTGGCGTGCAGGTATGGATGTAGTTAACGTCCCCTCCACGGCGCTTACCGCAGCGGGGGCAGAAGTTGCGGGGTTCTGTTGGTTGTGCCAAGGCTTCTTTGATGCTAGTCACAGTTTTGTTTAGATTGCTTCCGGGAACAAGCCAAAAAGAAGAACTTTTGTTTGTTGCAACAATAAAATCAAGCGCCAGATTCAATGCTTCGTCTTTAGTCAAAATTCTTCTCCTTTAGTTTGGCTTCAATGGCTCGGGCACGCCCTTCTGCTGTGAGGTAGCTATCTAAAATTTCATCACGTTCCTCATCCGTCAGCCCTACCCACGGGCGCTGTGGTGGGGTGGTGTAGAGTTTTGTGCCATGCGGTACATCAACGTTTGCGTCATACCAATGTATGCCGTGCCACTGTCTACCATGCGAGTCACGCCCATACCGATTGACCTCTCCCACCGGCTCCTGCGCTGGCTGTTCAGTCCTCAGCCGTTTAACTTCAGTCACAAGCGCCGTCTTCAATGCTTCTTTCATGTACGTGGCAGTCCACGATGAGCTTGTGGCAACAGCCAGTCTACAAGCCCGAGCCTAGCGGCTACCAGCGTCCCGGCTCTGACCACTCACACATTAAAAGGCGGGGGTTCTGATGGAGTACTGGCGACAACAATACGAGAGTTACATAGCACGATGGCCCAACCTGCTGCGTGAGTACAGAACCATGCCCGAGTGGCACAAGAACGACTGTGCAAACGCAATGAAGTGGTGGCTGGAGCTTGGGGTAGTTACATGACCGACGAGCAGTACGAGGCGCTGACGTGCGGGGTTACCTCTTTGGTAGAGAGCCCTGACCACACCAAGTGCCCGCGTTGCTGGCACTACACCCACGAGGGGCTGCATAACTACGATGGCCTCAGTGTCTACTTCCTCATGCTCCCCGTAGTACCACTCGTCATGGACGTTAAGTGCAAGCAGTACCCCAGTGGCATATTCCACTTCAGTCACGCCGCCTTCGTAGCCGGGGCGCACAACCATCAACTCAGGGTCAAACCCTTGTAGTTGCTCAATTAGTTCTTTGACTTTCATGCGATCACCTCTGCTGCTTTCAGTTTGCCAGTTTCACCGTCGAAGGTAAGTTTGAGATTCTCGCGCTCCCAGTGCTCCGCTACGCGAACGCAACCGTACTTGGTGTAGCCGCTGGCGAAATACTTTTCAACAACATCAGGCTTCGGCTCAGGCTTGATGCGGTACTCAGACATCTTGCTCCAAGCGGGGTCAACTACAGTAAGCCAATTTCCACCCTCAATTTGTTTGCATTCAATCTCAGCGCCATCGGCCCATGCCTTGATGGCTTCTGCGTGTTTGTGTGGTGTTTTCACGGTGTTCCGTCCTGTTCTGTTCGCTCGTTGTTAAGTTCCCACCCAAGGATGGTGTACTGCCACTCGTTAGGCATCTTGGTGTTGAGTTCTGCAATGCGTTTGATGGCCACAGTATGCAAGTTCCTGAGCGGTGTGGTGCTCCAGCCGGGGCACATCTTGTCGCAAAAGTAGTCCTTGAAGATTCGCTCGGTTGGCATGTGCGCCTTGGCATACCAAAGCTCGGGTAAGTGTAGTTCTCCCATTAGAAGTTCCCCCCGTTCTGTGCCCATTGCGCGGCTTTGCTTGCCAAGAAAAACGCCTGTGCGCAGGTTAGTTTTGACGACCGAATATACAGCTCACCACCCTCGGTGTAGCCGCAGATGAGTACGTCCGTTAGATGGTCACTTTCAGTGTCAACAAGTGCTGAGTCAAGCGCCTGTTGCGCCGTCATATTGGTTGTTGGTGGTAGTCGTATTAGGTTGCTCATATCAAGGCGTCCTCAAAGTTGTCAGGGTTGAACTTAAGGGGCGGTGCCTTTGCTGGCACCGGCAGGGGGAAGGGTGGGAAGGGCCAAGTCATGGGCGGTACCAGATATAGCCCAGCACGAAGCACAGGCTGGCAACAACTCCGACGACCACGGCCAGTGTAACGAACCCCTCCATGACATCCCAGAACAAGCTGCGGTCTTTCAGGTCATCGTGAATCATGCTTGCACCCGCTCAATCTCGCGGGCCAAGTACCACTGCGCTTTCTGCAGGTCTTGTAGTTGGTTGCCTTTGTGGTCTGCACGGGTGATGTACTTGACCACGTTGCCGAGGTTGTAGTTAAGCTGTTTAGCTTCAATGAAGTCGATGGTCTCGATGCCGCCCACCTTGTAGTGTGAGGGGTGGTTCACTGGGTCGGTTACGGCCTTAATCGGCTGCAAAAGTTCCACGGGCTCAACCGCAGGGCGAGGCCTAATAATCATGCGGATTTCCTTCTTCTGCTCCGTAGCTTTATGCTTTGGCTTCGGTCCGAGCTTCTGCTTCAGGCGAGGGTTGAACTCGGTACGGGGCTTGTACTTGTTGCCTATCGCACGCAATACTTTGCCTTCCTCTTGAATGATGATTCCATAACGAATCATGATCGACAGCATGGACGTAGTGGACGTAGGCTTATGCCCTTGCGTCTCAAGCAGAGCCACGATCTTGGCCTTGGTGAGTCCGGGGTTGTCACGCACGGCATTGAACGTGGCTTCGGAGATAGAGACGGAGGTATCGGGTGTAGGTGTAGTGTTCATAGGTGTAGTTGGTTCGTTCCATTGCGCCATAGCCTTGCGGGCTTCGGCGGCTTCAATAGCGGCTTGCAGTTTCAATCCAAGTGCAGATGTCATTTCAAAACTCCGAGTCATCAGTTAGGGAATCAAGTTGGGATTCAAGGTCAGAGATACGCTTCTCCATCGCGGATACCTCATCGTCGGAGTCAGCTAACACGCCCTCAAGGCGGTCTACCTCAGAGCGTAAGTTGTCAAGCTCCTCCTCAAAGTCCTCGGTCTTTGGCGCGTCGGCCAGTTCCCGCATCACCATCTCAAGGCGTTCGCACACAAGGGTCAGTAGCCTGTCCTTGTGCTGGGTTAGGTAGACTTCTTTTAGAAGCTCCTCATTGCTTAGGTTGTCGTAAATCATGGGAAAGTAATCTCCAGTAGTTTGTTGTCGTCGTCTATCTTGGCCCATAAGAGGCGCTCGGGTGGGCCATCACGCATCGGGGGCATGTGGCCTCCCACCTTGGCTACGTCTAGGATTAGTTGAAGCCATGCGGGTTGGGTGCCTAGCATCCCTTCCTCGTGTTTGGTGGGGTTGCCGTAGCTGTATATCGACATCTGCCACTCACCCCCAGCCTCCTGATACCTGATCTCACGCGGATCGTTATTCATCTTGTCCCCAGTCAAACGCAGAGAGAATCTCATCGACCTTCTGCTTGGTTAATACACGGGTGCCATCTTCCTCCCGCAACTCTTTGGGAGTTACGCCCAAGAGTACTTCTTGAAGCTTACGGCGAGCTGACTCCAGCTGCGGGTCGTTCGTCACATTCATGGCGGTCAGCAACTCGCACAGCTCAACAGCACCCGTCACGATGGTGTCGTGAAAGATTTTCTTCTTGCCGTCCTCGTCCACGGTAAGCCGATCGCTGAGGCGGGACAGCGCCTCAAACAGCCGAGTCCATGAGTCCTTGGTGGCCGATGCCAACTGCTCCTCCAGCCTGCGGTCGTACTGCTCCATGAGTTCGCGCTGAACCTCGCTCTCAATGTCTAAGCGAAAGTCACCCGATGTAGGTAGCGGCACGAACGCAATGTCCATGCGGAACCGACGCGCCACCTGTGCAGCATCGGGATACTCATTGCGGTCAAACAACGTGCCGAGCTGGAACGCAGCGGCTGCCACCAGCGTTGAGTACTTCACCAAGAACGCATCGACCAGACGATCGAACTCCTGCTGATACCGGTTCATCACCTGCTTGTAGTCCAGCAGAGACGCAGTGGGCAGCAGACGTGCACCACGGTCGTTCCACGGCAGCGTCAGGCGGTAGTGTTCGCTACGTGCACGGGCTTGGAACTTGGTGATGGCGTCCAGTTCCTTGCACTCGCTGAACAGATTTTTGTACACCGAGGCGGCGCGCTTGGAGTTGGCCCCTTTCGATAGCACTACCTCCGCTTGCGTATTC